TCCAGAGAGGACACCCGGATCCGTTTTCTTTGGCGGTGTTACCCGATTGTTTTTTACAACAACACCTGACTTTTTTTCAACCATGGGCTCCTAGGCCTCCTATATAATGAGCATAACGGTGGACGGATGCCAAAGGACGAAAAACACCCGTCCACCAGACCATGCTCAGGGTTGGTTTTACTCACTGCGTGAGTATTATGATCCGCCCTGGTGAATAGTGCGAATCGTGAGGCTGCCGCCAGTTAGCGAACCGACTCCAGCAGTCATTTGTGATACGTTAACACCAGCAAAGACACCCTTGAATTCGACGGTCCATGCTCCAGGGCCACCAGTAACGGTGACATCTCCTGGAGCGATGTTCGACAAACCCTCGAGCGCTGTCGTAAGAGCAGCAACACTGATGTTGTATACCAGTGCACCAGTCGTTTGAGACTGGAAGGTGAGTGTGAATGTACCACCAGTAGCATCCGTGAGAATTTCTTGGATTTCATTGGAGGTAGCGGGAATCGTTGTAATGGTTTCATTCCAAGTGAGACGATAAAGGTTATCGTTGTTATCACCTAGTCCTCGACCAGAACAACTTGTCACGAAAAAGACACCATCACCAAACTCACCCTCGAGAGTATCATCTGCCTTGCACTTATAGATAATGACGTGGACGTCACCACCATCGTCTGCAATGGATTGACCCTCGATACGAAAGTATCGGCGTTGATCGGTAATCTTCTTCAGGAAGTCTTTGACTTCCGCTGTGCCAGAACCCGAGGTAGTAACAGTGCCACCACTGAGTACATTCCAGGCTTCAATGGAAATACCACCTGCCTCGAGTTCCCATTCAACTGTCGGACCCTTACCGTGGACAGCTACGAGTCGATCATCGCCCCGAAGTTCCTCATAGTCCTCAGCCTCTGAAAAGCTGAGTGTTTGAGACACCGGGAGATCAACCGAGGTAGCCAAGGTACCATCCGAGTTGATTGGTGTAAGTTTGACATCCCTCAAGCCAAACGGCAATACGGGATCAGTTAAAGGCATTTTTCTTCCTTCCCTGAGCTGGGTGTGGAGGTGATTTGAATCTTAGAGTTTCTAGCAAGTCCCCTTTAATAGAGAAACGATGGATAACAACGACACCCGGACGCTTGCCGCACCAACGACTGTCGCATCGAACCTCGATGACATCATCCTCCATGGTTCCATGGAGTTTATTCTCGCACCGCAATTCGATCATTCCCATCACTTCCCTACATCACGGGATCGGGTGACTGATATAATCACTCATCAGGCGCTTTACGAGACGGTCGGGAAACGCGTGCGCTCTCTGGTGACGTTTGGGTTGATCCTTCACCCTCATCGGTATCGAGCTTCTCAACCCACTCGTCAGGGTATGCCTGCACTCGGGTATCGGGCTCGTCCTCTGATGCCTCTTCAAATTCTCCAGGATATTCATCCAGTGTCCTTCTCGCCGCACCATCAGGCATCTCGACGATGAAGTTGTTACTGGCCTCCCATACCAACTCTTCCGGATCTTCTTCAGTCCGTTCTGGGTTAGGATTCGGAATGACTCTCCTGTGATTTGGAGAAGCAGCATTATATTTGAGTCTCACGTGACCTCCTTGTATAGAACGCGGAATCTTATGAACTTCGTGTTGGTCCCCATATCGGAGTCCCGAAAATCTTCACTAACATCGACCCAACGAACCGATACCACACCTGCCGCTTTATCAGAGGCATTGGTGAAAAGGTTTCTGAGCACTTGGATGATGTCATCAATACGTAGAAAGTCACCTGGTACATCATGCACAAACACCTGGAACCCCTGAGTGAGAACCTTAGACAGATCATCACCCATCATCTCAGGTGCAGTAACAAACATCTTGTACATGAGGTATGGCTTGATAGGTACTTCTTGCAGTTCACTAGACTCATAGATACGACTGCCGACTAGTGCCATTAGGGTGACAGACCCTGTCATCTTACCGTAGACCCATGATCTAATCATTTGTATGCCTTAGTCATAGTATTCAATCCCCGATAGGATGTCAGAGAAGTCATTCATCAACTCAGGACCGAGAGCTTCTATGGTGGGCAGGATAATCGCATAAAGACCACCCCAACGGATTTCCAGCCAAATGCCGTAGTCCATCGTGTGGAACAAAGATATGCCAAAGGAATCTTTAGTTATCAAGGCTTGGGATTGCAAACCCGAGCGAGCGTCACCAGTACGATCTTCCCAGGATGCGTTGGCCTGTGCGTACTCCGCAAGTCTCGGGGCAAAATCTCTAACCTTTTCCTCTAGCTTTTTCTTAGTCCTCTCGCTGAAATTATCCAACCCTTCCCATAGAGTGTCAACACCCCAGTCCCAGTTAATTTGTGGCATCCGGACCTCTGTAAATAATGCCGGCCTGCTTATGGTCATGCCTTCTGGCTTGAACAAAATTGACCTCATACCTGCCTGAGTTAAACACATTCTCATCAGTCCATAGGAAGTAATCATTCTTCTCTATGTCTGACTCCGGTGTTCCAATCAGAACATACTCGATCAACGATGTATCATCCTCACCAGTCTTGAGTGTGGATCTTGCAAGTTCGATGGTAAGGCGGCGCTTGAAAGGCATAAAGGAGAACCTCTGCTCTTCAAGCACCACCTCGCCACCAATTACCCTACCGCCTGCTGCCGTAGATACCCAGAAGGGGCGGTGCAGAATGACGGGGATATTATCAAAGCCGATGTATCTATGCATCAGCCTATCTCTTACCTGTCGTTCTGACCAGCTCATCTGTTGGACTTCTCTCTACGAATGTTGCCGATGACTGCTCTACCCCTTCCTGAGGTTGGGGCAAAGCCGGCATACATGTCAACCATCCGTTTCGCTGCTTTGTGAAGTTCCGTCAACTCCCGCATGGCATTACCCTCGTTTACTGTAACCAGGTTTGCGTAGTTGGCCATTTTCGCCATCCACCCATGCCATGCGGCAGCTTCTACAGTACTTCCAATCTCGAGGAAGTCATCGACCTCTTCGTTACTGAACATTGTATCTGCATCGGTCTTGCCGGCAGGAATGCTTTCACCTAGAAGCAAACGAAGGCGCTCATGCGAGGTTTGGTTCACGAGGCTCGATCCTCCGCACTAAGTTGGTCGCTATCGTAACGACGGAGTCGCTCGATGAGCTCTTGCTTCTTCCCGCTCACTACGAGTTCATTCTCACGCAGTGAATCACGGAGTTCTTCGGTGGTCCAGGAATCGTAGTCATCCTCCGAAGATTCTTCACCGTCGACCATGCCTTCGGTTCCGTATCCGCGGACTTCTACCACACCACCTTGATCACCAATGCGAGGAGGGCCTTCCTCTTCTTCTTGTTTCTTTCGACGGTAGAACTCCTTGAGTTGTTCCGCCGAGAAGCCCTTGACGACATCCCAGCCATCACCTTCGTCTACATAAGCTTGACCCGTGTACGGGTCCCGCTTGAGAGGCGCAATGTGTGGAGGAAGGAGGCCTCGATCTTGAAGGTAGAGAATATCGTTCTCATCAAGATCACCAGCAGCAATCGCATCTGGGTCGATTTCTTTACTCATGTCAAACCCCCTTACGCGTATTGACTTGGAATGGTGTATGTGGCACTGGCAACAACCTGCTGAACCACACCAGCTCCCCGCTGCCTGACCCCGGTTCCGAAGCCATGCAGGTAGAAGGAGTCGATCAACGGATAGTCAGGGGTACGACCCTTGACCAAGCGCAGACCACGAAGTGATGCATTGTCATGCTGACGGATACCGACTGGGTTGCGAATGTCGAGTTCGCCACCAGAAGCCAGCATCAACATGTAGCCTGCCGGGATATACTCTTCCTCGACTACGACTACCGGACCATAGGTACCGATAGTCTGCAGACCGGGGTAGTTGGTAATGCTCGGTCGGCCAACAATGCCGCTGTTCGCAGGAAGGAATACCCCGCCACCAACGCCTTCACCAGGAATGAAGGTGTAAAGAGAACCCGCCACACCAGCTTGGAGTGTGCGAATAATCGCACCCTCTTGTTGGTTGACCAGCAGAAGGAGACGATAACCATTGGCCAAGCTATACCCGTGATGGGTAAGATGGTTGATCATTGCCTGGATATCGCCTGCATCCACTGTAGCACCGTTACTACCGAAGTAGTGATTGTGACCTGTGGTGTGGGTGATGTTCTTCCAGCTAGGCGGAACCATGGTGTCACCATTGTAGAACGGGTACACGTTGAACGAGTTACCCTCAATGGTTGCGGTATTCGTGGTGTTATTGAAGATTCGCTTGAAGATCTTCGTGAAGAGAAGACGGTTGTCCGCTTCCATCGCCTGGTTGTTGAGCGCAGCGAGTTGCTCCGAAGAGGTCTCTGCGAGGAACATCCAGGTGTAGCGGATAGCCAAATCCCACCACTTGAAGTCGAAGCCCATTTGGAACGCAGGGCCCAAGCGAATGCCGGTCGGCTCACCGTACTCCGAAGCTTCCTGGAAATCTTCCTGTACTGGGTATCGAACATTCTCAATGGGGTTCGACACGTCAAAGGTAAGAAGATTTACCAGGGTGGAACGTTGACGGTTCCACATAGCAATGGTACGAGAGAACTCATTCCACATACTATCCAACGGCACACGATCAGTCGTCTCAGTGATGAGGTCGGCCAGCTCATTGTAACCACGAGCAAAACCACTTGCCTCACTGAGTTTCTTGATGATGTCGTCAGTGCTGTAGTGGTTGGGGATGTGTAGCTTGTCACTAAACATTGACCACCAACCGATCTGCCTCAACTGTATGACCGATGTAAATCTGAGTACCGGAAACAGCGGTAGATGAAATGACTCCGGTGGTCGTGTTGCCTGAGTAGGCAGTGCCTGCCACGAGAGCAGCTTCCACGATTTCACCATGCTTCATAACATCCACGATGTCTCCAGCATTCTTATTCGTCGGGATACAGATGACGCCTACGATACCTGTTTGACCGGCACCGACCACAACTCTACCACTGCTATTGAGACCAACCGCAATAGCTGCAGCTGCTCCAGTATAGTTAGCGGCGAGAGGTGCCCGGAAACCGCTCCCAACAGGATTGTACTTGTCAATCCTCATTTAAGGGTTTCCCTTCTAGTTAACGTCCCATTCTTAACGCTGGATACTTATCTATCAGCGCCTGATCTGGGTCTGGTTCTTTCTGTCCATTCTTTCCGCCACCGAATTTTGAACCGCTGGCAGGAGGCTTAGCTTCACCCACGAGGTGTGGCTTCTTGGAAATCAAGGTTTTCAACGCGGCATCGACCGACTTCTCGTCGATAACAATGTCGTCTGGTTCGTCTTCATCCTGCTCCACGTCGATTTCTTCTCGATCGACGAGACGCAGGGCGTCATCAAGGTCGACGAACTTCATCGCCGTAGCCTTCTTCTGAATGACGTTGTCCAGCGCTGATTGCTTCAGTTTCGCAGCAAGCTTCTCTGCCTTGGTCTTGTTTTCCGAGGCTTCATTCTTTGCCTGATCGAGTTCAGAGGCCTCTTTGTTTTGAAGAGTCTTCTGTGACTTGGCCAGTTTTCGATTCTCCTTCTCAAGCTTCCTCCGAGCATCTCGCTCTTTCTTGAGGGCACTCTTGAGGGCGGAGTTATCTGGTTGATCGTCCTCTTCTCCGTCGTCTTCGTCATCTTCGGTTTCGTCGTCGTCGGTTTGATCATCCGCTTCACCTTCAGAATCATTCTTCTGGTCAGGCTTCGTATCATCCTTCTTATCTTCGAATCCTCGTATGACAATGTCTTTGAGGAAAAAGGGATCTAGCTTACCCATCTCGGGTATCCTTTCTTTCGGCCTCTCGCCGTTAACGTTTGGTAACTACTTCGTTACCATCCGACTCATTAACTCGACTTGTGTTATTCGAGTTAGACTGTTGTTTGTCTGGAAGAGTATCGCCCGGTCCTTGTTTGCGTCCACCTGGTCCAGCAAATTGTTGTTGCTGAGATTGCAGGGTTACATCAAGGAAGGCTTTCTCCTCATCCAAGATCTGTTGTTCAATATCATCTGGGAAGACGTAACCTAACTTCTCCATCTCAAGACGGAAGTAGGCTCGTGAAATGACTTTGCGATCTATCATGTTGGTTAGTTCTTCAACATGCTTAGCTCGATTAATGGGGAGCTTATCACCCAGTTTGGGGATGATCTTCAGTTCACCGAAGTCTATGCCCTCATAGACCTTGAACCACACCTTCAAATCGAACAACATCTGCGTGAGTTTCTCTATCGCAAATGTATCTCTGAGTTCAATCTTCGACATCAGAGGTTCGAACTTAACAGCCAACGTCATCGGGGATTCAGCCGTAGCGACATCAACCCGACCCAAGGCTACATCTGGCGTACCTGAGGCTTCGTAGAGAGAACGCTCGAGGTACTCAATGTGTTTCTCAATCGACGAAGTATTCGTGATTCCGTCGAGCTTCTTAAAGAGGGTTTGTCCTGGTACAGTAAGAACCTTACCGGGAGCAATGGTCCAAGCTATTTCCCGCCCGGCACGATCCACAGGAGGAGAAGCATCAGTAACATAAGCACCAAGGCCGGCCAAAGATATACCAGTATCGGTATCAGTGATTGCCTGATTGATGGCTTGGAATACCCTCTCGAACCCCTTAAGTTCCGACGACCCATAGGGATCACCATCCCACATTCCATTCTTGAAATGATATACTGGAATCTGCAGAATATCTGGCGCTAAAGTCTCAAGGGGATGGATGCTGGAAATTTTCTTAGCTTTCTCAGGATCATTCCATCCCTCGAGTTCCCAGAGATCCTCTTGCCTCCACACTGTACCATTCTCATTGTAACCATACTGCAGAATCTTTACGATGGACTTGTTTGGATCGTCAGGATGTACCTGCAGTTCGACCAGTCGTACCCCTGTGCGATTGTTCAAGTCATCTGAATCAAACTCAGGAAAGTAATTGCGAGGATCTACTGAGGTGATAGATAGTCTAGATCCTTCGGGTTGTTCAGGATCTCCAGTGATATGGAGAAGCCAATCACCCTTTACCACACCTGACAACTTCGCAACTTGGAAGCGAGAGAAGAATTCCTCCCTGGCAAAGAAATCATCTAGAAAGAGCTGTTCTTCTTTATTCTT